ACCCGAATCACCCGTGGTAATCTGGAGGGTCCCAAATGTTATGTCAAGGGGTTGACAAAAGTTTTTCTTGCGCTCGGACCGATTCGGCGCAGGATTCTTCAGTCTGTTGCAATAATGTCACACACGAGAATCTCGCAGAAAAACGCAAGGCAAACCACGGAACACAAACGAAAAAAGACGACTCCGAAGAGTCGCCAGTTGCACGGGAGTCATGCTTGTGAAATTATTCTAGTGTTTCGGATAGCTAACATTCGGGACTGATGCATCCCAACACGCCCGACAATCGCCGCATTGATTGCCTTGTGTACGGGCTGGACAAGCGTATCCAACAGGGGCTTTGTGCTTGTGTACGGTGCTAGTGTTGGCCCCTTTAACGGGCTTAGAGTCCACCATAGGCGCAGACAAGCGAACGACTAGGTTAGAGGGAAAGCGATTGCACGGGCGCAATGCTTGCCATTGGCGCACTAGTTGCAACTCACGAGTCGGTAACCAATGCTTAATTTTAGGCGTAGCGCAAGCGACCGCAACTATTGCGTCGAGTTGTTCAACTGAATCCAAATCGCCAGAGTCAAACCAACGGTGATAATTTTCGCCAGTCTTATGAGCAATTCTATTAATTTGAAACACGCAAGCCCGAATCCATTGGGCGGGATTTGTCGCTATTAATCGTGTTGCCTTTTCATAATTGGCGGACCAACCCTTGTTAACACTAGGGCGCAAGCGTTGGATTTTACGGGCGTAACAAGACTCGCATACTGAACCTTTAACGTTAGCCAAACGACTCCCAACTTTACAAGCGAATGAGTCTTGGGCGAAAGTTGATCCTGGCATTTTGGAATTGCCTTTGGATATATTGGCGGATTCTTTCGCTTCTTTAAGCGTTAGGGTATAAGGGCGGTTTTTCGTTAGTGTTGCCATTAGTTTGACTCCGTTGATATGTGATAACCGCCTAGCATAGGCACAAAGATTCCGTATCCGTTTGAGTCAAGATATGTAAACTTGCCCAACAAAAAACCGAAAATTAATATCCAGACATATTTTGCCATTATAGAGACTCCCAAAATAAAACCGTTAGAATACCGAAAGCGGCAACTGTAGCGCATAGCATTGCGGCTATTGCCTCGGCAGTATCTAGATAAAATGGCGCAAAGCAAACGATAACTAACGTAAAGCACCAAATCAAAAAAGTTGCGGTTTGTAGTAAAAGGTTTTTCATGGTTTTGACTCCGTGGTTTGTTTATCTGTAGTTAGCTTATCAATGGGGCAAACGATTCGCAAGCCCCATAACTAAGGCAACTAGCCCGCAATGCGATGGAATTGACGCAATGCCCGCTTGTGTTCCCAAAACAGTGAACGCTTGCCTAGGTGGAGTCCGATAGTTGTGACTCCCTTTGTGATACCTAGGCGATTCTTGATGCTACGCTTGCGATAAATGCCCGAAATTGTGCCTAAGACAACAAAACGATTGCCTTTTGTTCCGTCATTTAGTGGTGCGGTTTTGATTAGTGATTTAAACATTTTAGACTCCTTTGTCTGTTGTGATGGTTTGACGTTACGCTGATTCGCTTACTGCGTCAACTAGTTTTGGATTGTCAGAATATGAAAGCAAAGCGTCATTTTCGCCTGTTGACGTATGGATAAGAGTCCATCCTTCTGACTCTAACATTGCCTTGCGCTTTTCTGCGGCCTTAACTGATTCAGGATCATTCATTCTGATTGTTACGTATCTAAACATTTTTGACTCCGTGGTTTGTGTTTCGATGATTCCACCTTGCCTTGATTCGCAATGGGAGTCAAACAAATAATTTTGTCGGGATTCATTATAATATATATACGCTAACAAGCGGAGTCGTTTTTAGTCGTTTTAGGGGTTGACACGTCCAGACTTCGGGGAATCACTTTTTCGACCTAGACCACCTTGGAACCTTTCCGCAATTCTGGGGACATTTTTGAGGGGTTTTGGGGCCTATTGACTCCTATGCCAGAATCATGCTAAGGTGATTCTGAGGCTCGGTTCCTATCCCGATAACCGTTTGTGTTGGTGGATTCCGACTCATTAGTTTAATGGTTAAACTATTGCGTTTTGCGCATGGCAGCTATGCAAAATTGACTGTTGTAATATCAGAATCTTGTCGTGCTAAAAAATACCGAATCACCTAGCGAATCAGTCGGTCGTGCGTTATCGTGCGTCAACTGATTCGTCAACTGTAAATCTATGTCAAGGAGAATCTTGTTACGAATCGTTGTATTTTAGCCACACTATACCAAATTCCTTGTCAACCTATACTAAAGTACTATTGACAGCACTTTCGTACTACCGAATCACTACCCGAATCGGTATGTATCCGAAATATCCTGTCAACCTATCCTTTCGTATTATTGACCTATCCTTTGGTATAGCGAACCTATCCTTTCGTATTGATTCGGTCAAATTCGGATAGGTGTTGCAAAAATATCACAGACCCCCACAGTGGAAATAAGGACCCCCCGCCAGTGGAAATAAGGATTGACCCCCGCAGTGGAAATTGGTAATCTACTTACGAATCACCCCCGCAGTGGAAATTAGGAGGTACACATGAAAGTAGGCGATCCATACGTAGGTGAAGACGGACAATGGTATTTCTACACAGAAGAGGACATAAGAAAGATGAGTAAAGTAAACGCAATGTACCAAGACAAAATAGGAGCAGAATATGAACGTGGAGCGATCAATGCTTATTATGGTCGTCGTCCTAACCCAAACACCTCAGACGTATATCTATTAGAAGCATACATGGAAGGCTACAATGAAAAACCGTATGGAGAAAAAGATCATGGGGTTGACACTGACTAACGAATCAGATAGACCCCTCAGTAGAAACAGAAAGGAACTAACATGACACTAGCAGCAGACACAGTACGTAGCATCGTAGCAGCCAAAGGCACACAGTTTGCCACGGTTACATTCATCAAGAAGGACGGTACAGAACGTACCATCAACGGCCTCTTCAAGCCTAGCAGCAAGATCATTGGTAATGAGCAAGGTCAACGCAATAGTCAGGTCTTGCAACGCAACGGGCTTATCCCTATCTACTCTGTAGCAGAGAAGAAATGGAAATGCTTTAACGAGAACGCAGTAGTGGAGATTAACTGATGAAGGCTTCAGTTTTTGAAACGTATAACTCAGTTATTGCCACGGAGTTATGTCGTGAAAGACACTTTGTGTATATAGTACATCCAGAAGGTGAGATAGTGCCTATGGGTGACGCAGAAGAAATTAAGGAAAATGATGGACACCTCTTTATCATAAAACTTAAAGGGTAGTAATATAATGAGAAAGTATGACATGAGAAATACATACACAATCGCAGCAGTCCCATCAGACGTAGCATCACGCACGGCTCTACCTGCTGTACCCCTACCAGTGAAAATACCGTACACTCTGGCAGATGCAGAAGAGATAGCAAAGCGTTACAATGAGAACCCTATCTATAAAGGTATCTTGCGTAACCACAGGTACAACCACTTTGTCGCTATGAGCCTAGAGGCACTGACAATGGACCCACCACCCTACTACCTTGGGGGCAGTAATGCTTGAGTGTCTGATAGCTGCAATATTCTTTGAGGCACGTGACCAACCGTTAGAGGGGCAGTTTGCCATAGGTGATGTCATTATGAACCGTGTGGAATCTGATAGGTGGCCTGACAATGTTTGCGATGTCGTGTATCAGAAGAAACAATTTTCGTTCACACATGACGGAATGTCAGATAACCCATTGAGATACATGAAGAATGACTTGGAAAAAAGTGCCTATAAAACAGCCGTAGAGGTAGCCATAGAGGTTGACAAAGGACACCGAATCGGTCTAACTAGCACTCACTATCACAGGGTTGACATCAAACCCTACTGGGCGAAACACTATCTAAAGGATGGAACCATTGGAGAACACACATTCTATACCGCAGTGGATGGCAGATGAACTAGGGCTACTGATGCCCACCCCACTAGAGCAACTAGAAGAACTAGAAGGACCGTACAACCGTGAATATTATAAAGAGGTATTTAGTAAGGGCTACTACAGAAACCCCTACGATGAAAATGGTGAAATATCTTTCTAGGATATTGTCGGTACTGAGTGTACTGATCAACGTCCTACTAGGTGGATCACAGAACCAGACGTTCTCTGCACGTAACTGGCAGTGGAAGAAGGACAACAGACCCAACATAGTGTGGCTTATAGACTTGATCTTTGGTAAGGGCCACTGTAGTGAGTGTTGGGTCTGGTGGAAAACTAGAAGGAAATGGTAAGATGCGTAGGCCCAACCCTATGGCTAAAGACCTAAGACAGAAAAAGTATAGGCCAAGGGTTGTCCCAGACAAAAAGAAGCCTATCTTGCACAGGAAACGCAAACACAAGGACAAGACAGATGAAAAAGGGTGAAATTAACGTAGACCTGATTGATAAGATGGGTGACGACTTGACTGTGGTACGTGCTGCACGTGTGTCGTATGCATCTACATCAGACTGGGTAGGACAGGTACACTCAGGAGAATATAGACAGCTAAAGGATAAAGACATCCGTCTGATCCAATACCTAGCAGAGCATAAGCATACGTCACCGTTTGGTCATTGCTTCACTAGTTTCCGTGTCGAGGCACCACTGTACGTAGCACGACAATTAGTGAAACATAAGTTCCTACGGTGGAATGAGATCAGTCGTCGTTACGTGAACTATGAACCTGCATTCTATGAACCATACTGGCGCAGCAAACCAGAGCATTCTAAGCAGGGTTCAGGGGGTCCGATGGAAATTAGCCAAGAGGCTGAGATGATGTTCCATGCGACACTACGGAATGCATTAACGACATATGATATGTTGATCAAGGAAGGTGCCTCACCAGAGCAAGCACGTGGGGTATTGCCACAGAACATGATGACTTCATGGTATTGGTCTGGGTCGTTAGATGCATGGGCTGACATGTGCAAACTACGTTGCGCAAAAGACACACAAGCAGAGACACGCATTGTAGCCTCTGTGATCTATGGTGAAATGTTGAAGCTGTACCCTGTGTCGTGGGCAGCACTGATGGACCAAGAAGAATGACTTGGTTTCTGGTGTTAGTGTGGGTTTATCAAGGTACCCCGTCAGTGGAAATTATAGATAAGTACAAGTCTATGTATGATTGCTTTTATGCATTTGAATTATACGAGGATCAGGTACAAGAGGAAATGCAATTAGTTTGCGTGAAGGAGAAAACCAATGACTGATGCAGGAATACTTGGAGTAGAAACAATAGAAGAACACGAAGACGGTAGTGCCACCTACAAGTTTCACATGGATGCACATTGTCGTGGGTTACTGGCAGAGGAAGGGTTGAAGCTAGTTCTCTACTGTGCAGCAGCCAACATGGACATGCAGCTAGTCTATGACTTCATTGAGGATCATATTAAGTACGAGAAAGATGAACTAACAGAGTATGAGTTTGGTACTACAGATGAACCACAGAAATGTGTGTCGTGTGGGGGTCCAGCGAAGTCTGACTTCTGTGAATTTTGTCTGAATGAGGAATAAGATGGATAAAGAGTTTCACGAATATGCACACAACATTGCACGTAACTACAACACAGAGGATTACGAAGATATATATCAACAGGCGTGGGTATATCTTCTGGAAGCCAAAGAGAGTGGGCTGAAGGGCGTAGAATGCTTCTGGGACGCACGGTTTCGTTCTAACCTGTGGTCTAACTACAAAAACCGTTTGGTTACTCTACCTATGCGCACAGGCTCTAAGGAGTTAGCTGACACACAAGAGATGGAATTTGAAATACATGACCACACTATTACTACTAATGATCATGCAGAGGCTTACGAAACGTATAGTGAAATTCAGTACCTTCGTAAAAACATGGAGAAGCTGAACAGTCGAGAACTTGGGTTACTGAAAGAGGTATATGCAGATGGTCTATCGTTTCGTGATCTAGCAAGTAAGTACGGTCAGTCTAACGAGATGTGGCGAAAATACCACAACAAAATAATAAGTAAGCTAAAAAGTTGTCAGGAGAAAAATTAAGTTACTATATACTAAAGTCCCCCTTTAGGTTTACAACTACTACAGGAAATAAAGATGACTGATGATGAATACTATAATGAACTTATGAATAAGACACCTTCTGATGTCGTTTACAACTGGCAGGATTGTGTCGAAGGTTTCAAGCAAGCTGATGTAGATATGGGTAGTGCCTTTCATCGTAAGATAGAATGGATGAACAGGGCTGCTGATATATACTTAAAAGAAAACGACAAGATGGCAGGGTTTGTCGGTAGATTCTCAAAATACTGTGAGATTTCTTATGACTACGGCAAGAAACTTAATAGAGCAAGAAAAGTGCAGTGGACTGCACCAAACTTTAGTCACGATGCCATAGAAGCACTCTTGTCTGCCCCAGAGGAGTTACGTGAAGAGATTGTGTCGTCAGATAAACCTATGACTGCACCAGAGGTCGTAGAGGCTAAGAATAACTATAATGATGCTCAGACTAAACCTGAGTTTAGTAACGTAAAGACTGAATTAGATAACGGTACAATAACGCCGTTTGAAGCATCTGAAATAGTTAAAGAACGTAAGGCAAGTATACCTGTTGTGCCAGACTACAACGTCGAAGAAGCTATGGGTGCAATTAAAGGTATTTCCCAGATGTTTGGGCAGCGTTACACAGGTGAAACAACTGATGCAGCACAAGTTTTGTTGGATCGTATTATGGAAGGATATGACAAAGATGACATAGGATTAAGTATCGCTAGGGATTATGCCAAATGGTTCTTGTCGCTAAAACAGGTCATTGATCTTGTTGGACCAGAACTTGAGAAATTCTTATCAGATAAACCAAACCTTAAACTTGTAAACTAGGAGAACCCGATATGAGTAAAGCAGCAAAAAACGTATGGATGTCAGCACAACAGACCTGCCTTGATCTTGGAATTATGCCCACTGAGGACAATGCACAAACATTAATAAAGCGTGGTGCAACATCTGTAAAAAGTGGTCAGAATTATGCGGCACGTAGTGGAATACAAGATGTATCACAGAAACCTTACACTAATGAGTTTGGTGAGCAAGAAATCTTAGAAACGATCTGTGATAGAAACATGGAATATGCAGAGCGTTTTGTAGAGAGAAACATGTCAAAGTTCCAAGGTGGTGTACATAACATGACTTTGGCATCCTTATACATCATGCGCCGTCAACGTCAGAAACTAGACGAACTGTCTAAAAAATAAATAAAAGGAGAACCACATGACAGAACAAGCACACCTACCATGTCCTTATGTGTCGTGTGGTTCTTCTGATGCCTTTAGTTTTAACACTAATGGTTATGGGAAGTGCCATGCTTGCGATACAGGTTACCCTTCAAAACAAGAGATGTTCGATTGGGCAAAGGAGAAGTACCCCACAATGGAAAAAGATGGATTTGATAACCTACGTTCTATAGTGTCGTCACAACCTACAGCAATGTCGCAGAAGACCTACAAGGAAATGCGTGGGATCACTGCAAAGACTATGGAAGAATTTGATGTCGTGACTGATGACTTTACGCAAGAGTACACATACCCCTCTGGTGGAAAGAAAGTGCGTATGATTGCAGACAAGAAGTTCTTCACCAAGGATGGCTTCAAGGGTGACGAGTTGTTTGGTATGAACCTGTTCCCTGCTGGGTGTAGCAAATTTGTCACAATAACAGAAGGTGAACTAGACGCTATGTCTGCATGGCAGATGCTCAAGTCTAACTGGACTACACCTGTTGTGTCGTTACCATCAGCTACCCCATCGAAGAAATTATGGGAAAACTGTAAGGAGTGGTTAGACAGCTTTGAGAAGATCATTCTATCTGTCGATAACGATGAAGCAGGTAACAATGTCGCTGACCGTATGTCACGCCTGTTTCCTAACAAGGTCTACCGTGTAGATCACGGTCAGTACAAGGATGCTAACGACTTCCTACAGGCAGGTAAAGCACAGGACTACAAGTCCTCATGGTGGAAGCCTATCAAGCACACACCAGAGAACGTCATCAATACTGCTGACCAGTTCTTGAAGCTGTATGAGGACACGCCAGAGCATGTGTATGTACCAACAGGTATTCAGGCACTAGACGACAAAATCTTGGGCCTGATGCAGGGACACTTCACTATGTTCAAGGCACCTACTGGTATTGGTAAGACAGAACTGATGCGCTACCTAGAATATCAGATGCTACAACGTAACATCCCTATCGCTACGTGGCACCTAGAGGAGACTAAGCTACGTTCATTGTTAGGGCTTGCGTCCTACAAGATGAATGACAACGTAACACGCCGTGACTTAATTGAGGACAAGGGGGTTGATAAAGAAGTACGTGAGGCCATCGTTGACCTTACTAAAGGGGAGAACCTTTATCAATTCTACTTGGGGGACGGACAGGGGGCCGACGAACTGTGTGATCAGATACGGTTCTTTAGTCAGGCATGTGACTGTAAGTTTGTATTCTTTGAGCCTATCCAAGATGTCATCACTGGCACTGAGGAAAGCAAAGAACAACAACTGGCAGACCTGTCCGTCCGATTGTCTAAACTGGCAGCGGAACTCAACATAGGTATCGTGTCTATCGGACACACTAACGAGAATGGAGACTTCAAGTATTGTAAGATGATTGGTCAACGTGCTAGTGTCATTGTGAACCTACACCGTGACAAAGAGTCAGACGACATAGAAGAACGCAACACAACGTATCTCAAGATTGAGAAGAACCGTCCGTCATCCGAAGAGGGTATGGCAGGTAAACTCAAGTTCAACTACGATACGTTCACACTACGAGAGGTATATTAGTGCCAGTATTTGACATAGAAACAGATGGGCTGAACGCCACAAAGATACACGTGTTATCGTGGATGGGGGACGATGGAAATGTGCATCACACCCATGATTATGTAGCTATGCGTATATTCTTTGAGGAAGCAGACATCCTCATTGGTCACAACATTATCCGCTTTGACATCCCCCAAGTAGAAAAAGTATTAGGGGTCAAGATCAAGGCAAAGCTAGTGGATACCCTAGCCTTGTCGTGGTACCTGAACTTCAACCGTGGGTCACATGGCCTAGAGGGTTATGGTGTTGACTATGGTGTACCAAAGCCAGTTATCAAGGATTGGAATAGTCTTACACCAGAGGAATATGCCCACCGTTGTAATGAGGACGTTAAGATCAACTCACGACTATGGCGTGACTTAGACATCAAGCTAAACAAGCTGTACCCTGACAGTGGAAATAAGTGGAAGCTGATCGACTACCTGACGTTTAAGCTACAGTGTGCAGCAGAGCAAGAGGCCCTACGATGGAAATTAGACGTACCCAAAGCACAAGCCCACTTACAAGAGTGGGAAGCACTCAAGCAAGAGAAGACAGAGGCACTTGCCAATGTTATGCCGAAGGTCATCAACTACGCTGTACGGACAAGACCAAAGGTGTACCACAAACAGGACGGAAGTTTGTCTGCAAACGGTGCCAAGTGGGAACAACTCTGCAAAGACCACAAGGTCCCGACGAGTACCCAGAGCCTGAAAGTCAAGGTTGGTGAAGATCGTGCTAACCCTAGTTCTGTATCACAGGTAAAAGAGTGGTTGTTCATGCTAGGGTGGGAACCACGTACATTTAAGTTTATGAGGGAAGCAGATGGCTCCACAAGGAAACTGGAACAAATACGTAAAGACGGAGAACTCTGTTCCTCAGTACGTGAGTTGGTTGAACGGGAACCTGCTATTGGTTTGCTTGATGGCCTCACTGTTCTTTCTCATCGTATTGGAGTCATCAAGGGCTTACTTGACTCAGAAAACGAGGGATATGTGTGTGCAAGTGTGGCAGGACTTACGAACACATTCAGGTTCCGTCACGCCCGACCATGTGTCAACTTGCCAAGCGTTGATCGACAGTACGGTAAAGAAATAAGGGAATGCCTGACAGCACCAGAAGGTTACACTCTGTGTGGTGCCGATATGACATCATTAGAGGACACAACCAAACGTCACTACATGAAACCACTAGACCCTGATTATGTCGAGGAAATGTCTAAGGATGGGTTTGATCCACACCTTGACCTTGCCAAACACGCAGGTGTCGTCACACAAGATGACATCGACAAACACAACTCAGGTGAACGTAGCCTCAAGGCACTGCGTAAGAACTACAAGGTGGTGAACTACAGTGCGACTTATGGCGTAGGTAAGCAGACCCTAGCCAGAAACACAGGCATGTCTGAGAGCGAAGCACAGACGCTCCTAGACGCATTCTGGTCACGCAACTGGTCTGTAGAGAAAGTAAGTAAAGATGCAACCGTTAGAAATTTATTTGGTTCTGATTGGCTTTACAATCCTGTGTCTGGCTTCTGGCATTCACTGAGGTCAGATAAGGATAGGTTTAGTACCTTGAACCAATCTACAGGTGTCTACTGTTTCGATAGTTGGGTCATGTACTGTCGTGGCTTCCTATTAAAAACTATTGGGCAATTTCACGACGAGGTTATTGTCCTGACAGAAGAAGGAGAAGAGGAAAACACAAAGAGCAAAATGCAGTCTGCTATTGATTTACTCAATGAAGAGTTGCAGTTAAATGTCCCTCTTGGGATTGATGTACAATTCGGTAAAACGTATGCCGATGTACACTAAAATAAAAAGTTGTCAGTAGCTGAAAAAAGTTACTATATATATTTACCAGTGTTAGAAAAGGATACACAATATGGCAAGATACACACTCGACATGGTTCTAGAATATGCAAAAGTATTTCCTGAGAACGCAGACATGGGTAACCCTGATGGACCACAGTGGCAACAACAGATTGCCAAGAAGGGTGGTCAGTATGTAGTCAATGCATACTTTACTAGCCAAGAACAGATCGACAAACTTATGATGGATGGCTTCAAGGCCACAGTCATGGGTAACTCTCGTATCCAAGAGGGTAATGCAGACTTCGGTATTGGTAAGTACATGAAGATCAAACGTGGCGTAGCTGATGATGTACGTGACTGGATCGACCCAATTACTAAAGAGAACGTCAACCTAGGTGGCCCTGTCAAGGTCGTTGACCTACGGCAAGGAAAAGAAGAAGTTCGTAAGTGGTCATTCTCTGAGGATGGTGAATTAGGCAACGGTACACGGGCAAAGGTGCAGTTTGAAACCTATGCTGATGGCAATGGTGTACGGCTGAATGGTATTGCTGTAACTGAACTTATTGAACGTACAAGTGAACCATCAGAAGATGACATGATTTTTGCGGCGGCAGGTTAATGCAAGTAGAAATTAGTTTTGTAATGGACAAAGATGAGGACGGGGTTCAAGGCTCCGTCACCATCGAACGACAAGAGGTAGATAGCTTATATGATCTCCTACATCTATATCACGATGCTTGCCTCGCAGCAGGGTACACCTACGTGGAATCCATCGGTGCGCACAAAGAGGGTGGCGAAATGGCTTGGTCGAGTTTCTGATGGGATACGGAAAGGCTTTAATCGACGGTGATGTATTCGCCTATCGTGCAGCCTTTTCTACTCAAGATGAAAGCGAACGGGCTGCACGTGTAAAGACTGACGAGATACTGCAAATGAGTATAGAGTATGTATGTGGCTGGCCTTGGGACAGTGACGACTATCAAATCTATATCACATGTAGTGGACATCAGTTTAGACACGACATTGCCAAGTCACATGTTTACAAAGGTAATAGGTCCAAAAGAGAAAAGCCTAAACACCTTTCATTCATTCGTGACTATATGGTGTCAGATTGGCAAACGGTTGTCAGTGTGGAACAAGAAGCAGACGATTGTCTAGCGATACATGCTACAGAACTCGACCATGATTGTACTATCGTGTCAGTAGATAAGGATATGCTACAGGTTCCATGCTGGCATTACAACCCTGTTAAAGGTACGATGAACAAGGTTACCCCCGACGAGGGAATTAAGTTCTTCTATACCCAGATATTGACAGGGGACAGTGCTGACAACATCCACGGTCTACCACAAGTTGGCCCTAAGAAAGCTGAGAAGATACTCAAAGGGTCAACCACTGAGGAAGATTTGTGGGATACAGTCGTTAAGGCTTATGATGGCGATGTAGATCGTGTAGTGGAAAATGCTAGATTGCTCTGGCTACGACGATACGAAGGGGAAATATGGCAACCACCAGACAAGCGATAAAGCATGGCTATCGTTCTGGTCTAGAAGAGAGGGTATCAAAGGAATTAGAGGAAGCTGGTGTTAAGTATGAGTATGAGACACAGAAGATCAAGTATCGTGTCGAGGAAGACCGTACCTATACACCAGACTTCATCTTACCTAATGGTATCATAGTCGAAACTAAGGGCCGTTTTACAACAGCAGATAGAAAAAAGCATTTGCTAATTCAGAAACAGTACCCAAAGCATGACATCAGGTTTGTGTTCCAGAACTCTAGAGCAAAGTTATACAAGGGTGCAAAGACTACTTATGCACAGTGGTGTGACAAGCATGGGTTCCTGTACGCAGATAAGTCTATACCAGAGGAATGGCTATGAGTTTATCAGATTACATAGAAGCGTATGATACAATCGAACAAGAAGACGACATAGATAAACTGAAACATATGGCTAAGTTTATATTGATTGGTCGTGCTATGAATGACAGAAACCTATCTGAGGAAGAGGCTATAGCTTTAGCGGAGTATAGTTCTATAGATTTAGGTATGGCAGAAGAGGTAGTGATACACTGATGGGAAAAAGATCCGAATTTGTTAGGGTACCTAGGGACTACTACCCGACACCAGAAGAAGCTGTTAAGCCACTTATAGATCACTTACCACAAGGTGGTTTTAGTTTCGTAGAGCCTTGTGCAGGTGATGGTAGACTTGTCGATCATATCGAAAGGTTGACTGATTATGCAGGTAACTGTCAGTGGGCTTCTGATATAGAACCACAGAGAAAAGATGTAATGCAGTGGGACGCACTTGATGTACCACCACATGATGTACTTGATATTGACTATTGCATTACTAACCCACCGTGGGAACGAAACTTCCTACATAACTTCATAGACACTTGGATTGGCATCATGCCTACTTGGTTATTGTTTGATGCTGACTGGATGCACACAAAGCAATCATCGATTCTTATGACATATTGTTCTAAGATCGTAAGTGTAGGTAGGGTTAAGTGGATAGAAGGTTCTAAACACACAGGTAAAGATAACTGTGCATGGTATCTGTTTGATCGACACCACAGAGGTCCGACAGAGTTTTATGGAAGGTTGATAGAATGATCAGTAGAGAAGACATAGAAGCGTTTGAATACTTTAGTCAGACAGAAATGGAGATGAATGTATATCAAGCCGCAGCAGCACAGACAGCTATCTATAAGCATGAACATCAGGTTATCTATCCTGCACTAGGATTAGCAGCAGAGGCAGGTGAGGTAGCCAACAAGGTCAAGAAGATACTACGTGATGGTAAGTTTGATCGACAAGCTATTGCTGATGAAGTAGGTGACTGCTTATGGTATATTGCAGCACTCTGTCGTGACCTTAACGTCAGTATGTCAGACCTTGCTGCTGCTAACCTAAAGAAATTACAGGATCGCAAAGAACGTGGGGTCCTCAGTGGAAATGGAGACAAAAGGTGAAGATTAGGCGTTTTTACTTTACGAAAGAAAGTGGATGGTCTCGAAATGTCCGTAGAGATGACAAGAATGGGCCTTGGTGTCGTTATGAAGATGTAGAGAAACTACTGGAACGCATCGAAGAACTGGAAAAAGGAAAAACAGATGATTAAATGGTTTTGGCGATGGATGAACTACGTAGTAACGTGGCGTGAACATCGTCGAGTAATTAAAGAACTAAATGCACTAACAGACAAAGAACTAGCTGACATTGGCATTGCACGTGCCGATATTGACCGACTGGTCTGGCTAGGAGAAGATAAATCAATGCGTGGACGAGGAAACGAACAAGAATGAACAATATGCTCCCTACCCCCTATCAAAACTTTATTGCACTATCACGTTATGCCCGTTGGACTGGAGACAAGCGTGAAACTTGGTCAGAGACAGTTGACCGATACATTGACAATATTGTTAAACCATTAGCAGGTGACGACAGCTACATCAAAGATATACGTGATGCAATTTTGTCACTAGAGGTTATGCCATCTATGCGATCTATGATGACCGCTGGACCAGCAGCAGCCCGTGACAATACCTGTATGTACAACTGCTCTTACGTAGCTGTAGACAAGCCTAAACGCTTTGACGAGGCTATGTTTATCCTGTTGTGTGGTACGGGGGTAGGGTTCAGTGTTGAACGACAGTATGTCCAGAAGCTACCAGAAGTACCAGAGAAGATATTCAAGTCTGATACAACTATTGTAGTAAAGGACAGTAAAGAAGGTTGGGCTAAAGCATATCGACAACTACTAGCATTGTTGTGGTCTGGTGAAATT